CGGAACGGGAAGAGGGCGAGGAGGTACTGAAGCCTCCGGTCAGACAGATGGCTCCTGCGGTGACAGGCGGCTCGGAAATCCTTCCGGAAAAAACTTCCCCGGAGGATGTGAAAGCCCTGAAGGATGGAGCTGATGAGCAGCAACAGGTTGATGGAATCGTGAGCATGGCAAACAAACAGGCAGCGGACATCTTCCGTGAGATGCTCAAACCGATTCTCAAAGTAATTGACACAGCTTCGGACATGGATGAACTGCAAGCAGTCCTGAAGGATGAGACAAAGCTCAAGAAACTATATGGACAGATGGAGAGTCCGGAGCTTGATGACATGATACAGCAGGGGATATATCTGTCCCACCTTGTAGGAAGGAGCATGGACTGATGGAAGCTAAGTATGGACTATCCCGGGACTTCATCTTCAAGGATGCCGTGAGGTTCCTGAAGGGGAAGAGAGCACTGACAAGCGAGGAGTACAGGCTCCTTGATGATGAGAGCAGGGCAAAAGCATTCACAGTATCCGGATACACAAGCCTTCAGATGCTTCAGGAGTTCCTTGACTGCCTGACAAAGGCGGCAGAGGAAGGAACAACAAAGGAGCAGTTCCTGAAGGATATGAACAACTTCCTTGAGGAGCATGGATACGAGGGGATGAACCCGTGGAAGAGTGACAACATCTTCCGGACGAATATGCAGACGGCTTTTAATGCCGGACATTACAAGAGTATGACCGATGAAACGACCAAGAAGATGCGACCGTACTGGCAGTATAAGACAGCCGGAGACGGACACGTCAGGGAAACGCATCAGGCGATGGCTGAGAGGGTGTTCCCGGCAGATGACCCTATATGGGACGTGTGGTACCCACCAAACGGATTCCGGTGCAGATGCATGGTCGTGAGCCTGACAAGGGCACAGGTAGAAAGGAGAGGGCTGACTGTTGAGCATGAGATACCGTATGACGTGGACTACTCCACGGGGGAGATCATCCCGGCTTTTCCGGACAAGGGCTTCTCCAATAACCCGGCTAAGGCAGTATGGAAGCCTGATATGACAAACATATCAGAGCCGCTCCGTGAGATGTTCAAGGAAAGAAATGCAGCAAAGAAACAGTGAAGCGTCACAAGACGCTCAGAGCGAAGAAAAGGTTCTAGGTGGAGAAATACTCGCCCACGAACAGAATACCGCGTTATAACGCGTGATAACGCTATCAAAACGCGAATTAAGAGGTGACAGGCATGAGCGGATGGAAGGTATGCACCGGAGAAGGCGTAGAAGTATCCGGTGTACCCAGTGAGATCAAGATACTTCCACTTGGACGAGTCCACTCCCAAAAAGGGGACTTTACAGTAGATGATGAGAGTGTGGAACTCATCAGGAAACAGTTCAAGGACAGGAAGCTCGACCTTGTGATCGACTATGAGCATCAGACGCTTGCGGACGTACAGGCTCCGGCAGGCGGATGGATAAAGGACATCTACAAAGGTGATGACGCGCTGATCGCTAAGGTCGAATGGACACCGAAGGCTACAGAGTACCTGAAGAATAAAGAGTACAGATACCTGTCCCCGGTTGTCATGGTAAGAAAGAGAGATCAGAAAGCTACGGCACTCCACTCCGTGGCTCTGACAAATACCCCGGCTATTGACGGGATGTTCCCTGTGGTGAACTCCCTGACGATAGAGGACTATTCAGAAGGAGGAACAACAATGGATTTGAAAGAAATCGCAAAAGCCCTCGGGCTTCCGGAGACCGCAACCGAAGAGGAAATCAAGAAAGCGGTGGAGGAGGCAGGCAAAGCAGCACAGAAGGTCAAAGAGATGGAAGAGAAGGGTGATGGCAGCACAGGAGAAGGAGCGGATGCCCCGGCTGAAGTTGTAGCCAACAGCACCATCCTGAAGCTCCTTGAACTGGATGAGAATGCCAAGACAGAAGATGTCGCAGCTTCCATCATGGCTCTGAAGGCAGGCGGAGACAAGGCAACAGCCGCGACCGTGCTTGCCCTGAAGGAGAAAATTGAACGCAAAGAGGCGGATGAAGCTGTACAGCTTGCCCTCAAAGAAGGCAAGATCACCGCAGCGCAGACAGAATGGGCGAAAGAATATGCCCTGAAGGACGCAGATGGCTTCAAGAAGTTTATGGAGAAAGCTGTGGCGGTGGTTCCACAGGGCAAGATGGCTCTGAAGGATGCCCCGGCTGACAACACCAAGACGGATGATGTCGATATGGCTATTCTGAAGAACTGCGGCATCTCCAAGGAAGATATGGAGAAATACTACAAGAAGGAGGACTAATCATGATCAGAACAGGAAATGAAAAGACAGGCAACCGCCTGCTCAACATCCCGGTGAAAGCCGGACAGACACTAACTGAGTGTACCATCGCTGTGATCAATGCGGAAGGCTATGCCGAAACTGCGACAAAGGCAGTGGGAAAGATAGTGGCAGGATGCGTGCAGCGTTTCTGCGATAACGCAACCGGAGCGGATGGAGCTGCCACGGTAGAAGTCAAGCGCGGAACATTCGTGTGGGAGAATGATGGAACCATCAAGAACACTGACCTGCTCAAGCCTTGCTATATCAAGGATGACGTGACAGTGAGCCTGACTGCGGAGGGTTCGAGCTATGCCGGAATCATCCTCGCGGTGGAAGATGACGGTGTGACCGTTGACATGATGACCCAGTACAGGGAAACAGTTACAGAAAAATAAGGAGGACTAGAAAATGATTGTAAATCAGGCAAATTTGCACGGACTGACAGTCGGCTACTCAACAGCCTACAACAAGAGCTTTGATGCTACACAGTCCAATTATCAGAAGATCGCCACCACGGTTCCAAGCACCACAGGCGAGCAGGATTATAAGTGGCTCGGACAGATGCCGCGAATGAAGGAATGGATTGGTGAGAGGGAAGTACAGAGCCTTGCAGCGTATGACTACTCTATCAAGAACAAACCTTTTGAAATGACTATCGGAGTGCCGAGAGATGATATCGAGGATGACAAGTACGGAGTGTACACACCACTCTTCTCCAATATGGGAGAAGCTGCCGCACTGCATCCGGATGAGCTTGTGTTTGGCGCACTGATGAACGGCTTCACAGCGAAGTGCTATGACGGAAAAGCCTTCTTTGCGGCTGATCACAAGATGGGCGATGCCACATACAGCAACCTCGGAACACAGGAGCTGTCTATGGAGAGCTATAAGGCTGCGAGAGCTGCGGTCATGAGCATCCGCGGAGATAAGGGAAAGAGCCTCAAGCTCGTGCCTGACCTTCTCGTGGTATCCCCTGCAAAGGAAGAGGAAGCGAGAACTATCTTGGAAGCCGAGCTGATCAACGGTACAAGCAACATCATGAAAGGTACAGCGAAACTTCTCGTGGAGCCGGAGCTTGCAGAACATCCGGAGTATTGGTTCCTGTTATGCACTAACCGATTCCTGAAGCCTATCATCTATCAGGAGAGAAAGAAGATCAAGTTCACTTCCTTCACCAAGGATACCGATGAGAACGTATTCATGAACAACCAGTTCCTCTATGGAGCTGACGGTCGTAGCAATGCCGGATATGGCTTCTGGCAGATGGCATATGGTTCTACCGGAGTGACGAAAGCACAGGGTTAAGGAGTAAGGATATGGGATATTGTACCACGGGCGAAGTGCTCAAAATGATCAAGGAAGACATGGTGAACTCCATCATCGGAGATGAGTATATTGAGGACGCGGATGAGAAACAACAGAAGATCACCGCCCTGTGTGAGGATGCGATCAGCGATGCCTGTGCCGAGATTGACGGGTACCTTGCCAAGCGGTACAAGGTACCATTCACGAAGACACCACAGGTCATCAACAAGCTCGCAAAGGATATTGCTGTATATAACCTTGTGTCGCGTACAGGAATAGACGAGAGTGAGAGGGAGAAGACCTTCCTGAACCGCTACAATGCAGCCATCAAGTTCCTGACGGAGGTTGCCAAGGGCACCATCAGCGTAGGAGCTGAGGATGAGACTGTAGGCAGTGGGAATGCAGCCAACGGCTTCAAGATGAAGTCTTCAGGGCGAATATTCTCAAGGGACAGCATGAGAGGATGGTGATTGAATGTCATCAATCAGGGCAGAGATGTCCGGAGATACAGATGCACTGCTCCAACGTCTCAATAAACTGAAGAGCCTTGAGAAGCGTGGGGTTCTGAACTCCATCGCTGAGGGACTCCGTACCTCAACGGTCGAGAGATTCCAAAGCGAAAAGAGCCCGGAGGGAGTCGGATGGACACCTTCCATCCGGGCAAGAGAGT